GTAAAGCTTTAATTAAAGTACAACAAGCATTAGCTCTTACTGCTACTACCTTAGCAATTGCAAATGCATTTTTAGGTTTAGGTAAAGCGTTATCACAACCATTTCCTGCAAACGTTCTAGCAGTTATAACTACTCTTAGTTTAATGGCAACTGCTTTTGGTCAGGCTAAACAATTATTTGGTAAAGGTCCTAAAGATCTAACCTCTGATAAAGCTGCAACTTCAACAGCTGCAGCGGCTCCTACAGGAAGTAAATTTGCTAAAGGTGGTTTACTAGATGGACCAAGTCATTCAGAAGGTGGAATTAAAACATCCTATGGTGAATTAGAAGGTGGCGAATATGTTATTAACAGACGATCCACACGCTCATTTATGCCACTCTTAAACGCGATCAACAACACAGGCAATAAAAGATATGCTGATGGTGGAATAACGCCGTCTATGGCCGATTTACAAGCTATGATGAGCAATAATCAATCCACTACCATTAAGACTTATGTGGTAGCATCGGATGTTTACTCACAAGCAGAGGCAGATAAGAAAATCGCGAATCTTGCCAGACTATAAGTTTAGCATATTCATATATAAATAAAGTACAAATGGAAAAAGAAAGAAGAGTAATTGAACTGGAAGTAATGGATGAACTAGAAGATTCTGGTGTTTCCGCTATTGCCTTAGTAGACGAACCTGCTATCGAAAAATATTGGGTTTACATGCGTAACCAGAAGTTTGTAGAACCTTCTTCCGGAGAATCACAATCTGATTTTATGGGTAGATGCGTTCCTGTTTTAATAGACGAGGGTAAAGATCAAGATCAAGCAGTTGCAGTTTGTATTTCTATGTACGACCAAAAAATGGGTACTGATACTTCTGGTTTATCTCCTTATGTAGATCAGGTACCTAAGAAAAAGAAACACAAGTTCCTAGATCCTAATCCTTGTTGGGAAGGTTACGAGGCATACGGCTTAAAAGACGATGGAACACCTAATTGTATTCCAGTTAAAGCAGCTGCAGAATGTCCAGAAGCAACAGTAAACATAGAAGTTAATCTAGCAAACAGGCAGAAAGCTATTGACAAAGCAATGTATGGTCCTTTAGACATTAAAAATCCAGGAGACTATTGGGATAAAATAGCAGCACGTTGGAAAGTACCAGTAGAAGAAGCTAAAGGCGAAAAATGTGGTAACTGTGCAGCGTTTAATATTACAAAAGCTCTTAAAGATTGTATTGCTACTGGAATCGGTGACTCTGCAGAAGAAGTAATAGAAGCTGGAGATTTAGGATTTTGCGAATTCTTTGATTTTAAGTGTAATGCTAACCGTTCTTGTGTAGCACATGTAGATGGTGGTCCAATAGAGGACGAAGTAGAAGTAGTTGCTAGTAAATTCAGAATGATAGAAGCTAAATTTGCAACTGACAACGAAAAACAAATCATTGTCGGGCCAGCTATGGTACCTGATATGGAGATTTTCCGTAGAGATGAAGATGGAGAGGAATATTATGTTAAGTTCTCTGCAGAGACTATTGCTAAAATTCAGCAGAAGTTTATGCGTGAAACTAGACTTGGTGCTACTAATCTAGATCATAACGAAACCGTAGATGGCGGTAGCTATATTTTTGAATCTTGGATTGTAGAGGACCCTACAACAGATAAAGCAAACACTGTGTATAATTTAGGGGTTCCTAAGAATACCTGGATGATTAAGATGAAAGTAATAAATCCTAAAGTTTGGGAAGCAGTTAAAGCAGGCAAGTATAATGGATTTTCTATCGAGGGTAATTTTATCGATAAAGAAGATCTTCAAGATATAGAAAGAGAGAAAGCATTGGTTGACGAAATCGTAGCAATCTTAAATTCTTAAAAAAATTGGTGCGAAATATGGCAATTACAATAGTTGTCATATCCACTAATGTAAAACAAAATAAAACTCACAAAATGGATTACAAATCTAAATTAACAGCAATTAAAGTTCTTTTGGGTTTAACTGTGAAAGCAGCTAGTGAGAAACTGGTAGATGGGGTTACCGTGGTAGAGGCAGACGAGTTTGCATCTGGCTTCGACATTTTTGTCGTAGCAGAAGATGGCAGCAAAACTGCAGCACCTGACGGAGAACACACTACTGAATCTGGACTTAAGGTGAAAACCGAAGGTGGTAAGATAGTTTCCGTTGAGCCTGCCTCAGAAGAACCTAAGGTAGAAGTTGAAGTTGAAGCAGCAGAAACTCCCGCTGAATCTGAAACACCAGTTAAAGATGCAGTTGCAGAGAAAATTGCAGAAGCTATGAAGAAAGTAGCAATGGCAATGGAACCACTTGTTAAAGACATTGCAGAAATCAAGGCTAAGGTAGCTAAGATGGAAGAGCAATACAACAAGTTCTCTAAAGCGCCTGCAGCAGGCAAAATCTCAACGTTCTCAGAAGAACCAAGAACACACGTAAATGAAGTAGATGCAAGAATCGCTCGTTTACAGGAATTAACTAATTCACTAAAAAAATAAAAAACTAACAACATGCCATCAGGATTTAACTTAGCTGGATTAGCAGCTTGGACAGACGAAACGTCACAAGGGCTAATTTCAAGAGCGGTGTTATCACCAGCAACAGCACAAAACGTAACAATTATGCCGGGTCTCCAAGCTGGAACCGTTGCATTGAATATACTAGGTGCAAACTTAGATATTAAAGATTATGCTTGCGGATTCGGAGCAGGTCAAGTAGGTAACAACACAGTTATTTACACACAAAAGAACATTACTATTGCAACCAAGATGGTAAAAAATCAGTTCTGCCCTAACGATTTAAGAGCGTACTGGTTGTCAAGCCAAATGTCTGCTTCAGGATATCAAGAAACAATTCCATTTGAGCAAGCTATTGGGGATTATATGGTAAGAAGAATTGCAGCAGCAAATGAGAGCTATTATTGGCAAGGTGACGGTTCTACCGTTAACGGTCTACAAGACGAGATCAGTATTGCTAGTGGTTCTATCGATGGTTCAGCTTTTGCAGCTGGCTTAGGTGCAGCTTCTACAGCATTTGCAGCTTTCTGGGGATTAATCGACGAATTAGCAGCTACTAACCCAGCAGTATTACAACAGGAAGATTTGACAGCTTATGTGTCAATGCCAACTTATTCTAGACTGGTACAAAGTTTGCAATTAAAAGGCAACGCACTCATCCAACAATATAACAACGTATCTAACGTTTCTGGAATGCCTCAGAATCAATTTGTATGGCCAGGAACTTCAGTAACCGTTGTAGGTTTAGGAGGAATTTCTGATACAGGTTCTCCATCTATTCCGTATTGCGCAATTGGACCAAAATCTCAAGTATTCTTAGGCGTAGGTCTTCAAGATGACGCTGATAGATTAAGAATCTATTATAACGAAGCTGAAGATTTTGTAAACCTACTTGCAGCTTATAGATTTGGTGTTCAGGCAATTTCTGACCAGTTTATCGTAACTAAGTAATTAGTAACAAAGCAATTACACATAATAAAAGAACCTGATCTAATGGTCAGGTTCTTATTAAAAAAAATATAAAACTAATAAGATGGCGTGCTCAATAACACAATCAATCCCACTTTCATGCATAGCAAATGCTGGCGGTTTACAGGGAACAATTTGGGTAGGAACTGACATCGAAGTAGGTACATTAACTTTTGCAAGTGCTACTGGTCCTAATCCAGGACAAGTAACTGCAGCGACTGGAGATAGCGGGGATTTTTACGAATTCGCCGTAGCGAAAAACGTAGCTTCCTTTAGTGAAAATGCGGTTGTCAGCCAGGAAAATTCTACCTTATATTTCGAACAAATCCTAACTTTTAACCTAGCAGGTATGGACGCACAAAAGCGTTATGAATTATTCCTTCTAGCTCAGAATAGAAAAATTACTGCAGGCTTTACTGACTTGCAAGGTAACAACTGGATCATGGGAGCATACCGTGGCGCAGTAGTTACAAGTAATGCGGCTACTTCGGGCGTAGCGATGGCAGATGCCAATCAATATGTCCTTACCTTAACGGCTCAAGAAACTACACCGGCTCTTTCTATAGACGGTGCATTTGATGCTGTATTCACAGGTATAACCTTTACAGCAGCAGCTTAATTTCTATTTTTTAGAATAATTTGAAAAAAGACCAGGTTTCTGGTCTTTTTTTATGGCAATTTCACAAGGATTCATATTCATGTATAACAACACTAAAATATTATGAGCGGAACAATTAAATTAGGTGGTGCGACGGGAAGTACAGGAGGTCAAGTATTATTTGCTACATCTGGAACTTCAGGTCAGGGAGTGCCAGCAACTGGATACGGATCACTATATTACGGAAGTGATAAACAATTACGCTTACAAGATGATGCTGGGGCTATTACAATTCTTGGAGCTGGCGGAGGCGGAGGCACAAGCGGTAGCAGTGGAACTAGTGGTATTAATGGTAGCAGCGGAACCTCGGGAAATAGTGGAACTAGCGGAACTAGCGGAGCGGATGGATTAGGTATTTCTTCTAAAAATATAGAAATATCAGCAGCAGCTTTTACTTATTCTGCTCCTGATTCTACTGCTACTATAACTTTTGCCCAACCTTTTGGATCAACTAATTATTCAATACAGCTTACTTGGAAAAATACTAATTCAGGTAACTGGTTTTCTTTAAGTTCAGGAGCAGGAATAGCGGTAAAAATTAATAATAAAACTGCTGCTGGATTCGATATTGTTTATTCTGGATTTAATCTTCCTGGTGTTATACCAGGTTATGTTGCTTATATTACTGCAATAGCTTTAGCTGAAACTGCAGTACCAGGAACCAGTGGTGTTAGTGGTAGCAGCGGAACCTCAGGAACTGGGGGTGCTACTACAATTAATAACAATGCTGCAACCCGTGTAATTACAGGTTCAAATACAGCAGATACACTAAACGGAGAAAGTCTTTTAGGGTTTGGTGTTCCTGCCGGTACATTAATAGTAAATGGAATTTCTATAGGAAGAGGAGGGGGAGATTTTAGTACTAACTTGGCAATTGGTTCAAATTCTCCTATGGCAGGTGTAACCACAGGGGAAAGAAATCTGGGTATAGCTACATCTGCAGGTAATTCATTAACTACTGGGTATGATAATACCTTTATTTCACTAGAATCCGGTAATAAAATAACCACAGGAAATACGAATACCTGTATCGGAAATTACACTCTTAATAATGCAACAGGTGCAAACTCTAACTGTCTAATTGGCTATGGAGGTTTAGAGGCTGCAACAGGAACAGTAAATAATAATACCATATGCGGTGTTTCTAGTTTATATTCTTTACCTTCTGGTAGTTATAATACCGTTTTAGGATGCGATAATGGTAGTAACTTAATAACAGGTGCTTCTAATAACAACACTATTGTTGGTGCAAGGATTAACACTGGAGGTACTTCAGTTTCTGATAGTATTTTTATAGGAGATGGTAACGGAACAGTTCGTTTAAAATTCGATAACACTGGTGCTTTAGCATTAACAGGTCCTGCAGTAAGTTCATCATCAACTAATACAGTTACAAATAAAATTGCAATCACAGTAAATGGAACACTATACTATTTACTAGCATCAACATCAGGAGCGTAACATGATAAATTTACAAGTAAACGAGGTTAATACCTTTGCAATTTATGCTGACACAATTGATAACTCTGTACAAGATTACGGAGATTATTTCTTGATTGGATTTAAAAGCACTTATACTAATCATTGGGTATATGTTATGCCTACTGTTGAGAAAAGAAATACACGTTTTGTACAATTCACAATAGAAGTTTTACAAGAGAACGAACCTGATGATCCTTATAACGGTGTGATTGCTATGTTCCCTCCAAGTAGTAACTACAGTTACAAATGTTGGAATATAAGTACAGTCACATTAGATCCTAGTACTGGTATCTTAATTGACGAAGGACAAGCTATTGTTTCTGCATACGAACCGCCTGAAATAAATCAGGTTGTTTACATTTCAGACAACGACACTTTTAAGAATCAAATTTACTATTCTGCTACACTTGATAGTTGTATAATCAACTATGCAAACTCCCCATATATAGTTTCTATTGACTTAACAAAAGAATGTGATCCTTTATTAATTCAGACCTCAGGATTTTTACTAATAGAGAAGAACAAAACATTAACAATAACACAACCATAACATGGCAGGAGGACGACTTAAATTAACTGATAATGGAACCATCGATATGGGGGTTTCTAATCAACTACCTACAACACCAGATTTTTATTATGTGACTATTTTCACGCAAGATAACACATTGAAATTAATTAATTCTGACGGTGACGTTTTTGAATTAGGTCTTGCAGGTCAGATTCCAGTCGACACAACAGCAAACATATTAGCAATTAGCAGTCCAAATGAAGGCGCAATTAGATACTCTTCAGATGATCAAGTTGTAGCATTTTATAATGGAACTAATTGGATTCAATTACAAAATAACGGAAATCTATAATGAGTACACGTTTAAGAATAGAGGGTGCAGGTTCCATAGATTTTGGAGCTAATGTTACAACACCAGAACCACCAGAATTCGGTTATGTAAGTTTGTATGCTCAAAGTGGTGTACTTAAAGCACAAGATGCAGATGGAGAAATAACAGTCTTCGGTTCTTCAGGAACTGCAGGTAGTAGTGGAATAAGCGGAACAAGTGGATCTAGTGGGTCTAGTGGAACTAGCGGGATTGGTGGAACTAGCGGGGTTAATGGAACATCCGGTAGTTCTGGAAGTAGTGGTGGGAATGGAACGAGTGGATCTTCAGGACAGAATGGAACGAGTGGATCTTCAGGACAGAATGGAAGCAGCGGATCTTCAGGACAGAATGGAACTAGCGGATCTTCAG